CTTATTTACATACTGAAAGACGATGGGGCTGGAAAGATGATACACAGGAGGCAGTAGGGACGCCTCCTTGGGTGAATGTAGGTAATAAGATAGTAAAACTTAATGAAGATATTGGAGAACCTAATAATCTACAATCCAAAAATGGACGAAGCACATTAAGACTTAATTTATATGATGGAACCGCCGATATACATGATAATTTCCCTTTTGATGGTCTTGGCGACGGAGGAACTCTAAGGGATATGAATAATGGTATAAGTGATGCTATTGCTGGTATATGGATTAAAAATGTTTATTTTGGACGACCTAATTTTAACCCACAACAATATACTAATGCTAATTTTTTAGCATACGGAGGCGAGAGATTATTAAATAGTATAGCAGTTAAAGCGACAAAAGAGAATTGGTATGGGAGTTTATTATGGAAGATGGGAGCCAAATATGTTGATTTTTACTCTCAATTTGTTAATTTAACACAACATTTAAGATTTAATAACTCTTTTTGGAGAAATCAGGGGCGTATTAAATCATGCGGTATTTTAACTACTAATAGTAATATAGATTGTAGTATTGCTCCAAGTTGTAATGTAGGTGGTATGGGAGAAGCAATAACTTATCAAGGTATTACAAATTATCAATTAGGTTATAATAGTAATACTCCTATAACTCTCGGTGAGATTGGTAGTGCGGTTATGTATTTTAGTGGTGAAATTAAAAAAAGTGAAACTGGATTTTATAGAATATATACAGATTTTTGCCACCCAACTTATTTAGATGGTGCTGGTGGTAATTTAAATGTTATTGGACTTGCTTTAAAGTCTTATAATAGTAGTGATTTCTTTTATTCTTACTCTCCATCATATCAATTAATAGCAGATAGGGATTATATACTATCAAATATTACAACCTCCATTAGGAATAGTGATGGATTACTGGCTAATGTGGGAGATAGATGTGTAATAGTTTATAAAATTACAAAACCAATAACAATATTAGAACCACCATCTAAAACTAAATCAAGCGAAGAGCAAGACTTAGAGGAGGTTATAAGTGAATTAAAAGAATTGAACCAGACAACCGACTTAAACAATATGATATTATCAGGTAGTAGAGGTAGTGTAGGTCAAGGTGGAGGAGGTGGATTTAGGAGTAGTGATACAGATACTACCAGAAATAAGGATAGAATGCTCCAACAAGTCCAACCAATTATAGGAGATGATATAGAATTACCATCAAGTAGCAGTTTTATAGGAACTGGTAGAAGTTTAAACGAACCAGAAGCACGAGAACAAGCACCTATACCCCAGCAACAATCACAATTACCAACACAAGAAACAGCAAGGTCATTAGTAGCCTCAGGTGATTACGATAGATTAAGGGATATATTAACAGCATCATTAGTCAATAATGTTTTAGATAGAATACCAACAGGAACTTTGATGGATAGAAATGGACGCTTTGATTTTAGACAATATATTAGTAGAGTAAGCAAGGCAACTACCGATTTATACCCCAGATTTTTAACCAGATTTAATCAACTAACTGAAAGCATGGAAAGAGTTAGAAGACGAAGAAAATGGAGAAATCCAAGCGATAAGGCTAATGAATTAAGGAGATTATCTGGTGAATTAAGAGATGTTGTAGGAGGTGTAGAGGTGAATGCGGACGGACAAAACTTTTTAAGTGTGCCGTTAGGAGCAAGAACCCCAGCAGAAGGAGAACAATTAGACGCAAGAATATCACAAGAAGGATTAGGATTTATTATTAATCAATTAAGATTAGGGACAAGTCAAGGAGATTTAGAACAAGCCTTAACAGGATTAGTAGATAATAGTAATTTACAAGTCCAAGTAAGAGGAATACAAGCACCATTAAACTCACCAAGACGAACTACAAGAAATCCTTTAAGAGGAACAAGACGAGGAGCAATACCTAAACCTATTAGACTTTTAATAGCACAAGCAGAAAAAGAAACAGATGGAACGCAAGGACAAATGATACAATTTATAGATGCGAGAATTAGGAACTTACAGGGACAAACTCCGCAAACTTTTGATGAAGACCAATCACAGGAAGCACAAGCCAGATTATTATTTGATACAAGAAGCATTATAGAGTTTGGTAATAGGTCAGGAGCAAGAGAGGACTTTGACAGGAGAAGAGATGACGCTTTAAGAGCAAGAGATAGACAAGACAGAAGAATGGCAAGAGGACTAAATATAGAAAGTAATACTGAGAGGGAACTGCGAGAAACGAGGAATAGATTTGGTTATACATCAACGCCAACAGGAGCAACCCCAGCACAACCAGCATCAGTAAGAGCAACAAGTCAGCAAATAGGGCAACAACAAACATTACCAGTAGTTAAGGAGCAATCAGGACGAGATACAGGGGAAGAACGACCGAGGGAATAAAAGGGGGCGATGCGTGGATTTCGTAAATTATTATATAGAAAAAGCGAATTAACCGCCTCAGCCCCTTTTTTATTATTATATATTTTAATATAATTATATCATATTAATATATACATGTCTATTAAGGATTTAAAAAAAGAGGATTTTAAAAAAGTATTAAAGCATTATAATAAAAGTATTAAAGAAAATGTTATTAAAATGAGTGGTAGTAAAACGGTATTAATGGAGAAAGTCATGAAAGAGTTTAAACATAATATTAGTCAAGATAAAAAGACTATTTTATTTATTCATAAAAAGAAAAAATCAATCCCTACTTATACCCTTAATTTAAAAGGAACTACGAAAAGAAAAGAGGAGGATACAGAAGATATAAGGGTAAGAGAAGCAAGACGCAAAAAGACGCAAGAAAATAAAAAGAAACGAGAAGAGAAAGAAGCACAAAAGGTAGAGAAAATAAAAAAAGAACAGCGACAGAAAATATTAAAAACTTTAAAAGCATTAAAAACAATCAGGGATAAAACGAAAGATAAAACTAAAATTAAAGTTGTAGATAAAAAATTAACAGCCTTAGAAAGACAAAAAAGATTATTAGAAGGTGGTAAGACTAAAAAAATCCCAGAGATAAAAGCCATTAAGACTATACAACCAAAGATAGATACTAAAAAAGATTTAGATTTATCTAATATGAAGATACCTAAGGCATTAATAGCAGAAGGAAAAAAAGTAAAAAAAGGATTAATAGATGATGGGATTATGGATAATAAAACTACTATAAATCAATTAATTGGAGCAGATATAAATAGTGATACGAGTATATATTTTAGTTGTAGTGGTTTCGTATTTTTGTATTTATTGTTATACATATTAAAAAAAAATAAAAATGATTGTATTATTTTTAATCCTAATATAAAGTTTGATGATAACAAAATAGTTATAAATGGTGGTAAATATAATTTTAATAGTGCGATGAAAGTATTTGCTATAAGTTATGGAAGAAGTTTAGAATATCCTTTGGGAATGGATAAGACTGAGTTTTTTACAGCATTAACAAAATGCTTAGATAATAATAAAAATGTGGTTATACCATTATCTTTAAAGGGACACCAGAACGCTATAACAATTAATAAAAATACTATGGAGATTGCGAGATTTGAACCACATGGAGGAGAAAGTAAGTTTAAAATCAGTAGTAGTAGAATAGATAGTATGGTTAAGAATATGTTTAAAAAATATAAATATAAAGGTAAAAAGTTTGAGGTATTGGGAGCAGAGGATAGTTGCCCTGCTGTTAGTGGGAAGTTTCTTGGTAAAGAGTTTAGAGGATTACAAAGTTTTAGTGGTCCTCATCAAGGACGAGTTAAACGAGGCGACCCAGGCGGTTTCTGCTGTGTATGGAGTTTATTTATAATGGATTTATCATTACGATATCCTAATGAGAAAATGGCGGATATTAGAAAAAAAGCACAGCAACTTTTAGGGTCTTGGAAAAAACCGAGAAGTGAAAAAACCCCAGAGGTTAGAAAGTGGATTAGAGGATATACAAAATATATACAAGATAGTGCGAAAGATATATTTAAGGATGGAGTAGATATGGTGATGCCTGATTATTTACCTACCGAAATGATGGATAGAGTTAGAAATTATTTAACTACGAATGGAGTAGGGGATTACAATACCATGAATGAGAAAGGGAATATTGAGATGTTTAGAAAGTTGCTACACAACAGAAACAAAAGAGACCCCCTGGTTTCTGCTGTATCATACACTTTATATACTTCATACTTCATACATATTATAAAGGAGATGATGAAGTTTAAAGCAAAATAATTATCTGTGTATATATTATAATGTCTTTTATGGAGTATATAGAAAATGATGAGTTGTTAGAATGGTATGCTTATAATTATGATACCGATTATTTAGACGAAATGATTTCATGGTTAAATAAATTAGGATACAAACGAGAACAGATTATAAATATATTTGATACTGACGAATTATTTATAGATTTTTACCAAAATTACCTAAAATCAATAGAATAAAGGCTATTTATTGGTTATATGCTACTATGTAGGAGGTTATATGCTCCCCACAGGCACATAACCCCCCCTAAAACAGCATATTATAATTATAATATGCTTATTTGGTGCTGGTTTTATGCTTAAATGGGTTAGTTAAGTGCTTAAACTGACCTTGATACCTGCTGGGATTGGTTTTATGCTCTTTTTTCTCTTATTATCTATCTTTTTTTGTTTATTTATCTGTCTGGGTGTTTGTTTTGGTTTCTTTGGTTTCTTATTGATACCGATTACAAAATTAATTCCATTTTTTTGAGATTTTGTAATATAAGATTTAAATGTTGGCTCTAATATTCTATACCTTAATAGATTTCCTGACTTATGAACTCTCTTCATAGGTTTAAACTTATTTTCTTTTAGCCATGCTCTCGCTTTTGATGAAGTCCAACCTTTATCAACTTTGAATAATACTGCTTGTGTTTTACTCATCTATAATATACTTAGAGATATTCTTTATTAGATGTTTTATTTTTCATCTCCTCTTTATCCTTTGTAATTAAATCTAATTGATGAGATACTAAATTATGTATCTGGCTTATTTCTCTATCTTTTTTATCCTGTTTCATAAAACAATCCATACCACAATAACCTAATGTTTTTACATACTTACTTTTAAATATACTATGCTTATATTCAGGAGCATAATTATAATCCTTATTACAATCTTTACATGTTTCTCTTGCTGATAGAAAACTCATTTATATTATATAGATATATTATTTTCTATAACTAAAATTATTATCTCTGGTTATATTATAATGGAGAAAATAACTAAACTTATAGAAAAAGACAGACCGAATATTAGACCGATTACTTTAAGAAACTATACCAGATATTTAACTACTATTTTAAAAGGTTTAGATACAGAAGATATTAAAGTTTTAAAGAGTTTTGATAAAGTTAAGACCTTTCTTAATACTAAGAAGATGTCTGTAAGAAAAGCATTAACGGCATCTATACTGGTTTATCTTAGAGCAGAAGACAAAGAAAAGAATGAAGAGATAACTAATAAGTATAGAATATATTTACTTGATTTAAATAAAGAATATAATAAAGATAAAAGCACCAGACAGAAAAACGAGAGAGAAGATAAGAACTGGACTACATTAGAACAACTACACGAAATAAGAAATAAATTACACAAGAGAGTAGTAGATAATAATATACCAATTAAGAATGGACTAACCAGTAAGAACATGGATTATTTACAACAATATGTAGTAGCATCATTATACACTTTATTACCCCCACGCCGTAATATATATGCTTCTGTTAAATTAATAAAAGAAAGGGATTATAAGAAGTTGCGAGGAGATGATAGAAAACAAAATTATTTAGTTTATAATAAAGGTAAAACAAAAATATATTTTCATTTTGGTAAGCAGAAGTCTAAAAACTTTGACGAACAAAAAATAGATGCTACGAAAGAATTAAAGAAAGTATTAAAATTATGGTTAAAGTTTAATGATGGAGAGTATTTATTAATGAATAAACAAGGTAATAGAATGACCGAGAATGGATTAACAAAGTATCTAAATAAAGTATTTAAATTAGAAGGTAAGAAGATTAGTAGTAGTATGATTAGAAAAATATTCAGCACAGAGATTACCAGTAAAGCACATAAGCTTATTGAGGATACAGCAGAGAAGATGGGACACTCAGTAGGAGAACAAAAAAGAAGTTATGTAAAAAAATAATAATATATATGTATATGTGTATGTCTGTAAATGATTTGTGGTGTTGGATTTTAAGAAATCCTTTTAGACTTTTAGAGTTTTGTATTTGTAATAGGGAAGAAGAATAAAAAAAAATATATATTAATTATAGTATGCCTAAAATTAATTTATACACCGACGAAACAGCACCATTATATCAACTTGTAAATAAAAAACTTTGTAAGGATTTATTTAATTCTATACATTCATACATAAGACCTACTATATACGCATTTAGAAAAGAGATAAAATGGGTTTTATATTATGATGATTTAGAATTATTATCTATGTTATAATTATAGAATGTTTTGGTTTTGGAAATTACTTGGTTATACAGATAAAGATATTAAATACCAGAAGGCGATTGTAGGACAATATCAATTAGAAAAAGCATTAGAACATTTTGAGAAGAAAGAAAAAGAAACACACGCAGTAAAGGTGCTTAAACCTTTATCACAAAAACAAAAAGCACAGCAGAAATCCTACGCAGAAGCAGTAAAAAAAGAAAAGGGGGGCGAAGCAGAGAATTAGTAAAAAATGTATATAAAATTGCGAAATTAATGCCTCACCCCCTTTTTAGATATTTAAATTATTTAAGTTTAATATTAAAAATAATTATGTTATATAATGATATAGATAAAATGGTTTTCACAAGTGAAGAATTAATATTATTACAAGCAATTAATAATAAATCCCCTCATGAATATACCCCAGAGGAAAAGGTTATAGTAGAGAATATATGTATTAAAAATAAAAAGGAGAAGGTTAAGCAGGGTGAATATTTTAGAAAATATTTAAAAACCGATAAAGGTAAAATAGCCCATCGTAAAGCAAGTCAAAAATATTATAAAAGAATACAAGCAGAAAAGAAAGCACAAAAAGCAAAAGCCTTAGAAAAAAATAAAGAAATGTTTAAAGAATATTTACAAAAAAAATAATGCGTTTTTTCTTAGGAAATAAAAAATATGTTATAGATATATAGAAAATGACCGATAAGATTAAATGTGTTTTTTGTAATAAATCAGTTAGGAAATATAAGAAATGGAAAGATTGGAAGACGAGAAATAGCCATTATAAATGCTACAAAGAAGATAGAGAATGGGGGCATTTAAAAATGTATAGAAAATGGAATGATAATCCAAGAAATATAGAAAAAGTATAGAAAATAATATATTGTAATATATTAGAGAAAGCATATATAGAGTATGTTATTATCTCATTAAATCACATCTTAAAAATTAAAACTCTCAGTTTTGGTAGGCGGTTTGTTGCTATTTTTAAAAAATCTTAAACAAGATTTTTTAAAACTAAACGCACTAAAAAATATAAAAAAGTATAGAAAAAACCTTTTTTTTTTAATTAATTAATTAATGCGTTTAAATCATTTAAAGATTATCTCTGTTATAGATATAACACAAATGACCGCCTACCAGCAAACGCAAACAATCTCAAAAATGACTAAGAAAAATTATCTAAATACTAATATAATGAAAGACATAATTTCTGTCTGCTCGTCAAACAGAAAATTAGATATAGTAGGATACAAAAAAATGTATTGGATTAGATACGAAACAGAACTTAGACCATCATTAGAGCTAAAAACTGAATATCAAATATTACATGCTAATACAAAAAAACATGGACGCTTATATACATTTATTAAGAAAGATAAAGTATTAGAATTATTAAATACAAAACAGAATATTAATATTTACGAGCATATAGTCCCTGATAGAAAGTTTAAAATATATTTTGATTTTGATTTACCAGTTAATCAAGAAGATAAACCAACAAAAGAACAAGAAGATAAATTATTTAATATTGTAAAAACAAAAATTATAGAAGGTTTAGAAACAAATAATTTAGCCATAGATAGAACAGAACCCAGACGAAAAAATAAAAAATCATGGAAGTTATCTTATCATGTAATTGTAAAAGACAAATATTTTAATAATTTAAAAGAATTACAAGACTGCGGATTTAAGGAATGGATTACAGAATACATGAGCGATTATGGGATTGATAATATTTATACTAATTACAGATGGTTGAAATATCCATATCAATCCAAACCAAAAGCACCTCAACAATTACCTATTGGTGAAGTTAGTGATATTAGAGAACATACAGCAACACATTTTATAGGTAATGAAACACCTATTAACTTAGAATTATTTAAAAAATGGAAAAAAGATTACAGCAATATTGATGTAAAAGAAGTAAAAAAAAGATTAAAAAGTAAAGATAAAATTAGTAGCCTACATAAACCAGAATATAAATTAAATCCTAACTTTGACCTCATATATAATACCGCAAATGATATATTATTTACCATACCTCCTCAATCTTATGGTAAAAGAATTATGCGAAATATATTAACTTGGTATATTAAAGGTGAGAGAGGTAGTTTTAAGACTTGGTGGGAGTGGAATAAACAAGGAGGTATGTGGGGTAAAAAATCCATAAATGAATGGGACGAAGAAGAAGGAGTATTTAGAAAAGAATGGTTAGAATATGCGATAGAAGCAAAGAAATCTAAAACTTGTTTTATTAAAAGAGGAGGTTTCATCAAAGCAATAATAGAAAAGATTTATAATACAGATATTAAAAGTAAATGTGTAGATGATTTTTTTAATACATTAATTAAAACTGGTGATGTTAAAGTAGGTGATAAACATGAGAAAGGATTTTTAACATACAACGAATTAAAAGAAGTTAGTGATAAATGTAAATACACATTATTTAATATATCTATGGGAGGTGGTAAAACTTATGCTACTATGGATTATATTAATAAGGAGCAACCTAAAAGAATATTATGGATTACTAATAGAATTACATTAGGGCGTAGTATTTATGGTAAGATAAATAAAATGGTAGATGGAAAACCATTTAAGTTTTACAAAGACATTAGAGGAGAATTAGACGAGCAATATAAAGAAATGAATGACGAGCACAAAGGAGAAAGTTTAGCAGATATAGATAGATTGATTATTGAGGTAGAAAGTATGAAGCATATACAAAATGCTGAGAGTTATGACCTCATAGTTGCTGATGAGATAGAGAGTTTATTTTTACCATTTGCGACAGATGATACACATGGAGCATCATACGAGGATAATTGGAACTCATATAAAAAAGTAATGAAAGAAGCAGAAAAAGTATTTTTAATGGACGCATACTTATCAACCAGAACAACTCAATTTATTAAAGATAATGATAAAGACACAACAAGTATTATTATACATAATAAGAGGAGTTTAGATAAAACTTACAGACAATACAAAGACTTTAAAAATATGATTAATAATGTAATTACTGAATTAAAAGAAGGTAAAAAAATATATTTATTTTATCCTTACAAGACAGGTAAAGGTAGCTTATTTAAAATTAGTATAGAAGACCTTGGGAATATGATAGCAAAGGAAGTAAAAGATTTAAATTATTTAGTATATCATGGAGATATTAATGATGATGAAAAAAAGAAATTAGGCGAAGTTAATGAATTATGGAGTAGCCAACAATTAATTATAACTAACTCTACAATATCAGTAGGAGTATCTTATGATAATCCAGATGTAGTTTTTGATAAAATCTACTTAACTTATGCTGGGTTTTTATATCCAAGAGATATAATCCAATCTTCATTTAGAATACGCAACACGAATGATAGCGAAATAGGATACTGTGAATTGAGGAGCTTAGGAGAAATATTAGGAGATGTAAATTATAAAAAAGAAGGCTTAAAAAGTCTTAATATTATGAGTGAAGACAAAACACTTAATAACCTTATGGATAATATGAAATTAGAATATTTATCCAAAGGTAATGAAAGTATGCGTAGATTTATGAAACTTACTGGATATGAAAAAACATATATTAATAATGAAAAATTAGATGATGATAGATGGAATGAAATTAAAGATATTAATGAGATACAAGATTTATGGGATTGGGATAATATATTTTATGAAGATAGTGAAACACATAAAATAAATATTAAGAAATATAAAACTAAAAGAGATAACCAAACTGCTACATTTGAGGAAAAAATACAAATAGAAAAATACCAGGTTATGAGATTTTTAAGTAAAGAGGCTTGTGGCGATGATTACGATGCTATTGGTAAAGAGATTTATACAAAACAATTTAAGCAATTTAGAATGCTTAATAGATGGTTTAACATAGATAGACAATTATTAGATTTAGTATTTAATAAGGTTGATGAGAAAGATAAAGATAAAAAAGTTGGTAATCTTAATAGAGATTATTATATTAATTTAACTAATTCTAAAAAATGGGATAAGGATAATAAACAATATGTATTAGACCATATACAATTAGATAAACGATTTAAAAATAGATACAATAATGATAAATTACAAAGTAAGATTGTTGAAAGTTATGGTATTAAATCATGTATGACTAATAAAGAAAAAAAGAAAGCCATTAAAAATGATACTCTCATTACTGAGGATATAAGAGATTTAAAATTATTATTATTAAAAGGAGAGAAGAATGGTAATGATTTACAAACATTAGGATTATGGAAAATTATTAATATATTTAATAATTACGGCAGGAGAAATCATAGCATACATGAGATTGACGAATTAGATTTTTTAAGTGATGATGATGACGAGTAAAACACTAACTTATATTTATATATTAAAAATAATATATATATATAACATATTAAAAGGGGGGCTGAGGCGGTGGTTTAGCGTATCTTATAACATATTTACGAAATCGTCGCATCGCCCCCTTTTTTTGATGGTATAGACTATAACAGATTAATGACCGCAACCACAACCCCCCTTTTTAGGTTTTTTTTTAGGCTTCTTCTTACCTTTTTTTACCTTACCTTTACCTTTCTTTTTATACCCAACAAATACCTTCTCAGGAGGATATTTAGTTTTTTTGGTTTTTGGCTTAACATTCTCACACATATCATTTATACACGATGAAACTTTATTTTTATACATTTTATTATATAATATAAAGAATATAATTATTTTCTAATTATATTTTATAAACAGAATGAAGATAATAAGTAAATTAGTAGCACAATCAGGAGGAGATGCGAACGCCCCAGAAGACCCTTTACATTTTAGTATAGTATTATCCCCTCCATTAGTATTACCACCTCATACTTATATGAGTGTAGATAAAATTAGAGCAGAATGGATTAATCTTTTTGATGATATTGTCCCAGCACAGACCGAAGGTGAAGAAGTTAGATTTTTAGGAGTAGAAGGTTTAGGAGGTGCTTTTTGTGGTATGAGATTATTAGCTCCGCCATCAGCAACACAAGGTAGTAATATAGCCAACATGAACCACGCAGGAATTATTTATATGAGTGATAATAATGATTTAATAATGATAGAGGCAACTAACGATAATACAGGACATTTTAGTTTAAACAATAATAAACAACTTATAGTAAGTGAATTAAAGTTTCAGTTTTACGGACATAAGGGCGAAGCATTACATTTACAAATCTTAGACAGTTTTTCTAATGATAACATAGTAAGTATTCAGTTAAGTTTTTACAAACATGATGATGGTATGGACGCAATCAGGGATTTAGTAGCAACCCTTAAAAGTAGTAATCAACTTGCGATTGAGAACAATATAACCGATGGAGAGAAAATAGATATAGTAAATAGTAATCCATAGTCTCTATTTTATAGAGTATTATAGAAATTATAGAAAAAGATAGTTATTATTTTTTTCTATTATTATAGTATAAAAGGATATGAGTGAGATAGCACCGAATACTGATAATTTATTGCTGGAAATTAAACCAGTAGAGGAGGTTGTTAATCAGCCAGAGCAAAACAATATAGATATAGAGGAAAAAATGAACGACGATTTAGACAAAGAAATAGAACAAGCATTAGAAGAAGAGAAAGATAATACTATTTTTGAGAAGAAGGAAAAACCGAAAAAAAAGAAAAGACAATTAAGCGAGAAGCAAAAAAAACATTTAGAAAATATGAGGAAGAAAAAATTAGAAAAAGCAAGGATTAAAAAGGAGGAACAAATGAAACAATTTAAGGAGAAGGTAGAAGGAAAAACGCAAACCCCAATAAACACTCACAAACCAGAAATACCTGCTAAAAAAGTATCACATAAAAAGGCAGATAACTACGACGATGATTTTTTATTTAAAAATATGGAGAGAATGGTTGGATTAATGGAAAGAATGAATAAAATAAATAGTAATAAAAATACAGGATATATACCACAAATAAAAACAAATACAAAACCTATACAACAATCAGCCCCCATAAATATCCCAAAAGCAAAGATTGAACTACATGGATATGATGATTTTTTTTAAATTAAAATCTTATCCTATATTATATATGGAAGGTTATAAAGAGGAGTTAATTTTAATACCAATCTCATTACATAAACGAGAACCTAAAAGAAAAGATAAAAAAAAGAAAACCACCTTATATTATTATAAATATAATAATGATTTAGGAAAAAGTGTTAAAACTGAGGCTAAGATTAGAGCAACAAGTAAATATTTTTATAATAAAGATTTTATGTATAAAGATACAATTTTAAGTAATAATAACGATGTTTTTGATTATTATAAAGTATTAAAACCTGATACACCTGATAAAATAGCAATAAAAAATCTTAGAGTTAGAGGAAAACAACCTATACCTAAATATACATATACTACAATCACAAAAGGAGAACCTTTACTGTTAAAGTTTGACTAATTTTATTATCTCACTATATTATATAATGAATATTGATGATGATAGTTTAGAAATCTTACCAATCAAAGATACATTTATTAAACGAAAACCATTACCACGCCCAGTTAATCCTGTATTACCAGACCCTAAAAGTGGATTTGTGCTACTATTAGTCCAGAAAATTAAACAAGGTAAAACTACTAAAATTGTTAATTTTATTTTAAATCCAGCTTTTTATAAAGATATTTTTGATAATGTTTTTTTAATATCTAATACATTAAATCAGGACAATTCATATATACCAATTAAAGAAAAATATGGAGGGACATGCTACGAAAATTACAGCGACGGACATATAAATAATATTATAGAATATCATAAATCTTACGCCCAAGATGACCCAGACAGACCAAGAAGTTTAGTAGTTTTAGATGATTGTGCTAATGCTGGTTTTAAGAAAAACTCAGCGATGGTTAATTATCTGGCTACAAGAAGCAGACATTATTTAGGAGGCGGTGGTTTAATTGTGAGTAGTCAGTCATTAAATACAATTAACCCAGTAATTAGAACACAAGCAACGGCAATAGTTTTAGGTAAAACCACCAACAAAAAAGAATTAATAACAACCTACGAACATTACGGTCATAATTTTGGAGATGAAGATAAGTTTTATGAAATGTTAAAATACGCAACGAGTAAGCCTTATGGATTTTTATACATTAATTTAGATAAACAACAACCAGAGGCGTATAGTAATTTTACCGAACAATTATATCCTCATGGACGATTTGGAGAAAATAATTAAAAAATAATAATAGAAAATATTTTATAAATATATATATTATATATAAAATGTCTTTATCACAAGCATCATCAGCAAAGAGAGGAGGAGAAATCCAACGAGCACAAGAAAAAGCAACAGAGGCACAACAGAAGGAGGAAGAAGCAAAAGACACGACCAATTTAGGACGACAATTAACCGAAGGTGCGTTAGGAGGTTTAGGTGTTGGAGAAGGACTTAGACGATTTGGTGAAACTACTAAAAAAATTGGAACTGGAATAAAGAAGATAGCAGGTTTAGGTAGGCAAATAAATAGGGGATTAAGAGCAGGTAAAGGAGTTGCGAGAAATGCGAGAAGTGGATTACGAGATTTAGCAAGACCAGAACGCTCACATTTAACAGAAGCAAGTAGAAGTGAATTAGATAATTTTGCCGAGGAAGGAGGCGACCCAGAGCAAGTATTAAGTAATTTAGGCGTAGATGTTGATGAAGGAGCGTCCGCAGTTGATACCACCTCATTATTAAACCCTTTAACAGCATTAGCCAGAGGAGCAGGTAGTCAAGTATCAGGATTAGCAAGACGAAGCGTTAGCATGTTGGGACAAGGTATAGCCAGAGGAGCAGATATTCAGGAGGGTGCTTTAAGTAGGGTTGCGGTTTTACCAGAAGCATCACAAGACGCAGAAACAGGTTTAGAAGATATAATGAGGTTTAATCCTAACACGAGCGATGGTGCGAGAGGAATTAGAGCACTTACAAGTAGATTATTAGGTGCTGGTGAAGATGCTGGTGAAGATGCTGGTGAAAGTGTTGCGGAGGGTGCTGTTC